TTTATCTAAATCTTCTGTGTCATTTGAAACTGTCACTCTAAAGTCATACAAACCTCTATCTCTTCTGATTGCATCCAAAATTGGGTTCACAGCATTCAAGAAGTCCTGTCTTACTTGTTGATCGTTTTGATCGAACAACAATCTTACAGAAACCGCAGAAATTAACTTTCTTGCTTGTAGAAGTAATCTTCTCACGTTGATTCTATCAAGAGCTGACTCCCTTACTTGTAGAGTTTTGTTACCCCAAATTACTGTTCCTACATCAGCAAAAGTCGCAATTGGATTAATTCTACCAAGATATAGAATATCTCTATCTTCTTGTGTTAACTTCTTACGAGCTTTAATTGCGTTTACGATACCACGGGTATAACCTGCTGCCGCAAACCAAGGGAATGCAATGTTATCAGTCAATGCCATATTTCTTGTAACTTCAGCAGTCGCAGGAATATAGATTTGTGTATTATTAACTGTATCTCTTGTAAGAACCCAAGGGTAATAAGTTGCAGTATAGTTAGAGTCAATACCTGTTTCCTCAAGTAAATCTACCGCTTCTTGTGGGTAAATTAAACCATCTTGTCCTGTTGTTGTTGGTAAGAATACATTGTAGTCAGGCATTGTTGTAATATACAATGAATCCGCTCTTTCGTTTTCAATCATATCAATTGTTCTTTCAACCAAGTCAGAATTGTTATATAAATCAATACCTGGTGTTGTGAACAAATTAATATTTACCGCTTCAGGGTTTGCAAAAGTTCTAATACCTAACGTATATGCATAGTAATCTGTGTTACCATATTCTATAGTACCATCACCAATTGCAATTTGTTTAAACAATCCATTACCTTTACCATTAGGGAATCTAACAGACGAACAAGCCCCATTAAGGAATCCAGATCTTCCAAGAGCAAATTTATCACCATTGGTTCTGTATTCTCTATAGATGTCCCATCCATCAAATCCACCATAAGCAAATACCGTGAATTTTCTTGAGTTTAATCTGTAGTATGGATCTGCAGGATCAGTTGGCTCAGAAGAAAAAGATGTTACACCACACTCAAAAGCAGGAGAACCACTTGACGCAAAATTACTATTAATTGTAATACCACTTGCAAATTGATCCATGTGGAATCCTTTAGTTTTAAAGTTCCAATCAAATCCTTCACCATCACAAATGTTAAGTGGTTTTCTTTTTCCTTTATATTGGAAGAAATCACTGTCCCATCCCCAGTATGATGAAATACCCAAATATGTTCTTTTTACGTTATCTCCAGCACTTACAAATGCATCATCACCACCTGAAGCTAAACCAAATGGAGGATTGAATACTTGTTCACCAGGTGTAAAGTATTTGGTTTTATAAATTGGGAATGGTGAGTGTGCTCCTGGATATTCTCTAAATGAATAACCCTCAAAACCACATGGTATTGAATCTACAGGTGCATCTTCATTCATCTCAACTAGAATGTATCTTGATTTTAATTCATATTCTCCATCTAAAGTACCTATCTTTTTAGCAATAAAATTGTTTTGAGATGGATCCATTGAACAGTTTGTAAATTTCTCTAATACAACAGGATTAGAATCTGTATCAAAATAATCTCTAACCAAAACTGTGAATGTTTCATTGTTAAATGATAAATCACTGAAAGATATTTTAATTTCGGTGTTAGCACTATTACCATCAGATATTGAATATATTTTGAACATATTAAATACCTTATTACCTCTCAACTCTGAAACCACCCAAGGTGTGCTTGGTGATTGGAATCTCTCAAGGTAAAACCCTAAAGATGTTGTATCGTTACTTTGTGCGCCTTCTGTTGTTGTAAGAGTACTTCTTAAACCTCTAATATAACCTTTACTCCAAGCGTAGTTTAATAAATTAAGGTAAGATTCCTCAACCATTAACGGAACTTGAGTTCTTGGCTTTTCAAAATTACCTCTACCAAATACTTTGTTAATATTTTTAGCGTCGCCAGCAGAAAGAGAAACTTCAAAATCAAATTCAGTTCCTTCATAGTTGGTTACACCAATACTAAATGTTGAGAACGGATTTTTCAGTACACCAGAGTATTGTCCCGTCATATCCAAAGTTACATCAGTTATACCTGTAACTTCAAACACAGGATTTACTTCGTTTGAATATGTAGAGATACCTCTTGATCTTAACGTAGTTACAACCAAATCATCATATTCAGTATATGAAGTACCTGTATAGTAATAAATCATACCTACAATTGAACCTGTGTAACACAGATTAGGTATAGGTGGTACTGTTGTTGTCGTGGTTACTGGTAAAATCGGATCACAAGTAAAATCAACATTTATTGTAACATCACCAACATCCAAAATTGCAGGATCCGTTGTAGTAAGGTTTGTAACGCTTGCTGTCAAATCTAGATTTTGGTAACTTTGATTAGGATAACTTACAATTGTACAACCACTAATTTCACCAGCCTGAAGTGTAATGGTACCAGGAATTATTATTGGTAAACCAGATAGAACTCCTAATGTAATATCAAAACCTAATGTTACATCACCTGTTACAGGGAAGTTTGCCGTTAAACAATACTCAACTACAACTGAACCTGGTGCTATAGTTACGTTCAAGTTATAAAAGTTTGTCGCCATTGTAGTTGTAGTTGTAGAAGGTCCAACCATAAATGGTGTAAAAGGATTAACTAATGTGTAAGTGTTAGTTAAACTAAGACCTGTTATTGTTGTAAAAAATGAAAACCCGTTGTATAAGCCATTATTTGAATTATTGAATAATGCATAATACCAAGTATCATTTTGTGGTGCTGATGGATTAGAAAGTTCAAATGATATATTACTCACATCCATAACATTTGTTGCTGCAGTATAACCAGCCGATGTTAAAAAGTTATAATCTGCTTCAGGTACAGAACCGTAATAATTAATTGTAGTTTCTTCAGCCAAAGGAACATTATCACTTGTAATGATATTTGTTATCATATTATTAATTTCTGTCTGAAGTGTTGTAAAACTTCCGTCAAAATTCTCATATGAATTAGCTAAAATGTTTTGGATTTCAATCGGGAAAGTAGTAAGATAATTCACTTGTTCTCCCAATGTACAAGCACTGAAATTTACAACGAAAGGTAGTTCTTTTTTAACTAAACAGTCAAATTCACATTGTTGTGTTGTACCCGCACTTAAACAATAAAAATCCAATGTTGATGGATTTAGATTAGCTGAAGTTGTAATTGTCCAAGAAGGTCCAGCATCGTACCCTGATAACCCAAGAATTCTTGTAACAAATAATTGATTAGATTGTTGTAAATACGCCTTCGCAATATACGAAGCTTCGTATTTAGGAATTTGTGTATTCACAAATTTTTCTGGTAGTGTTCCACCAAAATACTGTTGGTATTCATCGTAGTTTCTTACGAAAATAGGTTCAAAGGCAGGACCTTTGATTGTCTCACCCACAATACCTAGAGTCGTAACCCCGACGCTTTGAGCAACAAAACTCAAATCTACTTCTGAAGTATAAACACCTGGTGATACAAAAACTTTACTATTAGTAGCCATTTTGTTTAATAAGTTTATAATTTATTTCTTTATAAATATTAGTGATTTTGACAAAAACTTTACTTATGTAAAAGTATTTATATTTTGGTAAGATTTTTTTCTACCTTTTTTCTACCTATGGATAAAGAACCTAAAAAAATAAAGAATCTTAAGATTAGTGTTGATGCTCACAATACCTTAAAGAACTATTGTGATAAAAGAGGGATTAAAATGTATAAGTTTCTAGAAAACTTAATTTACGAAAAATGTAAAGAAAAAAAAGACATATATGGTGAAAGTTAAATTGGACTTTCAATGTATGTTACATCAGAACTTTTGGTTGCATCTACTTTTGTTACGATAAATAAAACGGTATCGTTTGTATTAATTTGTAGTTCTGTTAAATCTTGTCCATAATAATCACCATTAATAAAAACCTGAAAAGAACTTACATTATCCGTTGAGGTTAAATACAAGTTTAATGTGTAATTATAAAGTTCTTCATATTCATTTTCACCAATTGGAAAATTAATGTTTATTGTTGCAGGTTCTGGTGGGTTCTTTCTATTTTGTCTTTTCTTTTTATAAGGAACTTCTGTTTCATATAATTGGAATGTTCTTGTAATAGCGGGACTTACCTCAAATTGATCTTCGTCAATTAAAAATCCCATCATTGTAAACTCATATTTCTGAATGTAATATTTCCGTTTCTCCAAATCCATAACAGATTCATCACTAATACTATTCATTTTAATTGGAATATAGTGCCCCTTAATATTCTGATATGCTTGTAATGAAGCGAACTTCTCTATTACTATTTGATTGAATTTATTTATTTCTCTCATTCTATTACATACAATTGCAACAGTATATGTTATATCAACAGGAACTGGTTGTGGTATTTTATATATGTCAAATCCATTTTTATTTCCATCCCAAGTTGGGACTTTAGCATAAAAATATAATTTCCTATTAGGTATGTTATATACAATAGATGGGTTGTTACCATATTTTACTTCAGGAGTTCTTATCACAGAAATAAAAGGTGGTTCCGTATTCTTGTCTATATTTTGAAAGTTCCATGTTTGGACAAATTGTGCCCAATTTTGAGTGGTAATCAAAATATCAACCATTGGAATTATTTTCCCCTCAACAACACATTTAAGTTCATCACGAACAAAATCTAAAAATCCCCTATCCAAATCAGCGTGTAATAAACTTTTTGGTAAAAAAGTTCCATCAACCTCAATCATATCCCTCAACTCCCTTCTTCTTGGTAAAAGAGTTTTAGGTGTTGTTAAAGGTATGTATTTTTTTATTTTTTTAGGTAATCCCATTATTATAGTGCTCTAAATTCGTTAGGTCCGACAGGTGCCGCAACAATAGTTTTATAAAAAGGACGGTAACCTTTGTATGTATGTTTAAAATCAGACAATACTCTTCCGTCATTAACCACAGTGTAATATCTTACAAAATTTTCAGTATCATAGTATCCGATGTAATCACCTAAATCTATATCAATATCTAATTCGTCCAATGTCTTCAAATAAACAGATATTGTAATGTTTCCTGGTTCAAGTTGAACTGTTTTTGTGGAACCTACATTTTTATTTTCAGGTGTTGCAATTTGAATAAAAGCATTAAACTCAATGGGTGGTAAAAATTTAATTCCATCCTCAACAGTTTCACCATACACATCGTCGGTTTTAGTTTTGGTTTTATCAACTTTATATAATATACAAGTAAAGTTCATATCACCAACCAACCACTCTTGTCCCATCTCAACTTCTAAATTAAAGTCGTTGTCTCCGAAAAATTTACCTAATCTTGTTATTGGAACTCTATTATTCATTTTTGTTATTTATTGATAAATATCTTTTTTATTATTATTTTTATATACAATGGTTTATTTTGGAAGCAACTAAACAAATAATTGAATTAAAAGCTATGGATTTGTTAGACACCTATTCGGGTGCAAATAACTATATCCTTTATATAAAATCCAAAAAAGAAACAAACAAAAAGTTTTATCCTACAAGATCTCAAGCTGATTACATAATCAACTATTATGACGTTAAACCAAAAGTTGCAAGGAAATGGGTGGAACTTGATGGTTATTTTGCTAAAAAGTTTGCTGAAGAAAAATATCTTTTAGAGACACCCGAAAAAATATACATTGAGAAACTTTTGGTTGAGAAGGACAAGTCATACCATATTTGGGGTAAGTTTTTTGAAAAGGACAAACTTTCTGAATTTTGGGTTCCCAAATCATCTTTAATAAAATCACACACAATTGATGAGGTTAATATTGATTATAAAAAATACGATCACCGTCCACCATTGTCACATCAGAAAGAAGCAATAGAAAAGTTAGTTGGTTCCCGAAGATTTATTCTTGCTGACGATATGGGGCTTGGAAAAACCACATCTACAATTATTGCCGCATTAGAAACGGGTGCAAAAAAAATATTAATTGTTTGTCCCGCTTCATTAAAAATAAATTGGGAAAGAGAGATTGCAAATTATTCAGATAGAAGTGTGTTTATTGCCGAGGGTAAGAAGTTCTCAACTGAAGCTGACTTTGTAATTGTTAATTATGATATCCTTAAAAACTTTCACGATACAAAAGATAATGAAAATTCACTTTTAAAACAATCAAACTTTGAACTTGTTATATTGGACGAGGCTCATATGATATCAAACGCTCAAGCACAAAGAACAAAAATCATAAATAATTTTGTAAAACAAATGAAACGTGTTTGGTTATTAACAGGAACACCAATGACATCACGTCCAATGAACTATTATAATTTATTATCTATCATTGAAAGTCCTGTTGCACAAAATTGGATGGCTTACGCTATTCGTTATTGTCAAGGTTACCAATTCAAGGCAGGAAACAGAAAAGTGTGGAATGTTACGGGGGCATCAAATCTTGAGGAGTTAAGAGATAGAACATCAAAACAAATCCTTCGTAGATTAAAAGAGGAGGTATTGGATTTACCAGACAAGATAATTACACCCGTTTATTTGAGGACATCATCAAAAGAATATAAAGATTTGATGGGTGAGTATTATGAATGGCTTGAGAATAAAAAAGAAGAATCGTCGTCACTTACAATACAATTTTCAAAGTTGATGAAGGTAAGAAAAGTGATTGCAAATGAAAAAGTAAGACAAACAATAGAGTTTGCTGAAAATATAATAGAACAAGGAAAGAAAGTTATAATCTTCACAAACTTTACTGACACATTACAAATGATATATAATCACTTTGGTAAACAAGCAGTTTATTTAGATGGAAGTTGTAATAAAGTCCAAAGACAATATGCTGTGGATCAGTTCCAAGATAATGAAAAAGTAAAAGTATTTGTTGGTAACTTAAAAGCGGCAGGTGTTGGTTTAACACTAACTGCTGCTGAAGTTGTAATAATGAATGACTTATCTTTTGTTCCTGCTGAACACGCTCAAGCAGAAGACAGGGCATATCGTTATGGACAAAAAAATAATGTTTTAGTTTATTACCCTATTTTTGAAAATACTATTGAGGGTGTTATATATGATATATTAAACACAAAGAAAAAAATAATAGGAACTGTAATGGGAGATGAGATTTCTGACTCTGTTGATGTGGTGGAAGAAATACTAACTCTAATCAATAAAAAACCTTAACCCTATCAAAAAGATGGGGTTTTTCATTTAAGTTAATATTTATCATAAATGAAAGTTAGAGTAAAACACATTAAATGTGATATGTCAAAAAAGGATAGGGACTTGATGAATAAATTTATCAAGTATCTTGGTAATAAATATCCTTTAAAAAATGATGTTTCTGTAATTTTTACTGGTGAAAGATTTGGTGATATGTCTACAGGAAGTAGAACTACGGATTCTGAACTTAAAATATACACCAAAGGAAGAATGAATCGTGATGTTGCAAGAACTTTAGCACACGAATGGGTTCACGAATGGCAAATTAATACCAAGAATAAAAAAATGACAGGTGATATTGGA